GTACATTTCATAGATCAAAATCAGGAGAGGAAGGTTCTATCGTAATCAACCAAGCAAAAAGATATGATGGATTCGATGCCAATGCAGAGTTCTATCCTGTATCTGCCTCTGAAAATAGAGATCTATATAACGTTCTGAGGAACGAAAAACCTGTTATACATAGTGTAAAGATATGAGAATTATGGAATGGTTGAAGGAGGAGATTACGAAAACCCCTGGCTATATGAGGGTAAACCTTTTACTTCTGACGACATTGGCGATTTCTTCGGTTACGTCTACCTCATTACTAATAAGACAACAGGTAAGAAGTACATCGGTAGGAAGTACTTTACACAGAAACGCAAACCAAGGGGAGCGAAACGGCGTGTTGTTTCTGAGTCAGACTGGAAGAAGTATTATGGATCGTCCCCAGAACTCAAAGCCGACGTATCCGAGTCAGGAAAGGGAAATTTTACCAGAGAGATACTGTCACTTCATACCACTTTGGGGAGAACGAACTATGAGGAGACCAGACAGTTGTTCCTTAACAACGTCCTAACAGAGGCACTTGACAACGGAGAGCCTGCATACTACAATAGCAACGTTTTAGGAAGATATTACAGGAAGGATTATTTTGAATAGTTATCCATCGTGGCAGAAACCACCAACTCCTAACTTCATGCCTTACCTTGAGGGTGCAGCAGATATTATAAGAGAACACGATATAACATTAGATGAAGATGGTATATTAGATCTCTTACAAATTAAGTATAGATGGCCAGAACCATCGCTAGAAGTTATAAATCAATGCCAGAAAAAATCTAATGGATTTTTTGATTCAAGAGGTTTTATTTACTATGAAAGATGGAAAAAATTACACGACTTGGGATTCACTAGTCTATTAAGTAACGTGATGGATCTCACATCAGAACTGAGAGAACTAGATGCTAAGTTATATGAGTACAAAGGGTCTGAAACTAATGCTAATCTATATTTAAGTGCAGGCACTACAACTAAAAGACCAAGTTTTGATCCACATAATCATGACTATCATGTGATTGTGAAACCAATCTATGGCACTAGCACATGGATTATAGATGGACAGAGAAAAGAAGCAGATCCATCTGATGTAATTATTATACCAGAGGGATCTATGCACGCTGTTATAGATAACCCAGAACCTAGATTATCACTTACTATAAATGTCTCTGGATGAATACATAAATTATCTTGTCGGTCTTGGTGCTGACAATATACCACATAGAGAATCTGATTTACTATCACATTCTATAAGAGTTGCTGGTATGTTGTATCATTACAACAGACCTTTTGAAGAACAAGTAGTAGCCCTGTTTCATTCAATATACAGCACCGAATATCAAAGGTATAAGATCAATGTACCAAGAGAAGAAATTCAGAATTTGATAGGAGAAAGAGCTGAGTATCTCGTCAATACATTTTGTACTTTGAATGATAGGGTTGACACAATACTTTACGGCAGAGGTTTGTCTGAACCAGACAAAACATCTCTTAGATGGGTAGAGTATTGTAACATCAAAGACCAAGATCCAGAAGCAGACATATTAAAAGAGTTTGAGATGATCTTGACAGTTGATCAGAATTAGCCTATAATTTATAGGCATACATAATATACATGAAAGTTATTTTAGAGAAATGAATTTATTACCTGATGCTGATCTATTTTTTTGGAACAGTAGATCAAAAAAATTAGTTAAGAAATCAGTGCATAGTCTGTTTGCAGGCAAGGACATACTCTTGGTATCTGTTTGTGGCGCATTTACACCTCCATGCACAGAGATGGTAAAGGAATATGAAAAACTTTATGATACCTTCATCAAAGAAACTATAGTTGATGACATTTATGTTGTGTCAATGAACGACTCATTCGTAATGGATAAGTGGTGGAAAGAAATGAAGATCAAGAAGTGTAAGTATCTTCCAGATGGAAACGGAGCATACATTTTAAGACTTGCAAAACAAGGTGGAATGGCTGCAACTCAATGTTCTGTTAAGATGTACAATAAAGGTATGGGTGTCAGAGCATGGCGTTGGGTTCTCTTGGTAGAGGACAACATTCAGATGGTTTACCTAGAAGAAGAAACACCAGACGGTGTTGGAAGTAGAGACAACCTACCCGACGATCCATTTGAACTAACTCATGCAAGTCAGATGCTTGAACTATTAAAGAATAGAGATCAGATAGATCATATTAAATCATTAAATGATGCCACTGATAAAGGCATGGAATTGCCAGGCTAATGAAAATAATAAGTCTTAAGTATCTTGAGGAAAATTTTGATGAGATAATTGACCAAGCAAAATCAGGAGAGTCTTTTATGTTAGATACTCCTGATGGTCAAATAGCTTTAGTTCCAGACAAAAGTGTTTTGAAACCTGTCATTGATTCTGGACAGGCACAAGACATAGAATACATGTGGAATCATGATGATGGTGCTTGACAAAAACTGAATACTGATTTAAAATAAAGACGTAAACCAAGTCAGAAAATGTCTACTTTCATTTCTAAGTTCAAGAAAAATCTAGATGCTCTAGAGAAAGCAGTAGGTCAAGAGTTCGCTCTTGATTATAAGTATCCTAAGATTTACAAAAAGGTTTTGAGATACTACAAAGGTGAGGGATATGAGTTCAGTGATGAAGATCCAGAACAAGAATACTCACTTCTGATGAGTTTGATTGCAAAAGACCTAGAGGCAAACTAATGATTGAAGTGATTCGCCAAAACGATCCCTACAGGTATGTTAAGATGCCTGATCTTTTAGAAAACGGACAACCAGATTACCGTATTCAGAAATGGAACAACTATAATGGTTACAAGGACATGTACCTATGTGACAATTGGATGCAGATGAAAACAGCCATCCAAGATTTTGAGTACACAAAATGGTTAGACCCTGCTGGGGTTCCGTGTTACATCAAGGATGACTGAAGAGCCATCAATACCAGAACAGGCAAAAAATATCACAAGAACTGCTTATGATATTGTGAAAGGTTTCGTCTTTGACGGAACCTTAATTGCTCCTGATGTTGTGAAAAAAGCACGAATAGATATATGTAGAGATTGCAATAGATTTGACCCAGACCATGCGAGATGTAGAGAGTGTGGTTGCTTCATGCCCACTAAGGTCAAGTTTTCTGCAGCAAGATGCCCCCTAAGACTTTGGTAATTATGGAAGAACGAATTGATTCTAAATTAAGAATCGAACATAAAGATTTTATTGGAATATATGAGAACGCAGTAGACCCAAGATTCTGTGATTTTATTGTAGATTACATGGACAAGGCAGAGTTTGTTGATTTCAAAAGAAACTTTAGTCATGTAAAAGATAAACAGATATGCTTAGATGGATTCTCTCCTAGCGAATCTAAACAGATGATGGAGTTTGTCAACAACTGTTTGTTTCATTACCTTAATGAATATACTTACCTAGGCAATTTCAGTTATGTAAGTTCTCTATGTCTACTTCAAAAGACAGAACCCACTAACGGATATCATTTGTTCCATGCAGAAAATGTGAATTGGAATCTAAACAACAGAACTATGGCATGGATGGTATATTTGAATGATGTAGAAGAGGGTGGAGAGACAGAATTTTTATATCAAAAGAGAAAAGTAAAACCAAAGAAAGGAACTATTGTTATTTGGCCTGGTGGGTACACTCACCTACACAGAGGTAATCCTCCTATGAGTGATAAGTATATAGCTACTGGTTGGTATCAAGGAAATATTGGTCTTGCTCAGGTTCAGACGGCTGGGATGCTTGATAAACAATATATGGATAGTTTAAATTCATGACACCAGAAGAAAAAGAA